GCCCCGGACAGGCTGTACCTGGCGGGCCGGGAGCGGGTGCCGACGCACAACTCGATGATCGCCTCGGTGCTGACGTGCTGGTGGGTGGCGACCCGGCCGAGGAACGACGTGATCGCGGTGTCGACGGCACCGACGTACGCCCAGGTCAACAAGATCATCTGGGAGGAGATCCGCAAGCACCACGCCACGGCCAGGAACCGGGGTACCCCGCTGCCGGGCAGGGTGACGCAGTCGGACGAGTGGAAGGACGACGACGGCCGCGTACTGGGCTTCGGCCGCAAGCCGATGTCGGGTGACCGGCACGGCTTCCAGGGCATCCACCGCGAGTTCGTGTTCGCGGTGATCGATGAATCCTGCGGTGTGCCGGAGGAGGTATGGACCGGTGTCGAGGCCATCACCACCACGGACGGCTGCCGGATCCTGGCCATCGGAAACCCGGACGACCGCAACACGGAGTTCGGGCGGGTGTTCCTGCGGCCGGAGCTCGCCGGGGACTGGAACCGCATCAAGGTGCCCGCGTCCTCGACGCCGAACTTCACCGGCGAGAAGGTGCCGACCCTGCTGCGACGGGTTCTGGTGTCCCCGCAATGGTGCGAGGAGCGGCGCCGCGACTGGGGAGAGAAGGACGCCAGGTACATCGCGAAGGTAACCGCCGAGTTCCCCGCGACCAGCCAGTCCTCACTGATCGGGCCGCACCTGATCGAGAACGCCTTCGAGGACGTGCCCGCGCAGGAGCGCCGTAACGTGCTGCGGATCGGGGTCGACGTCGCGCGCTTCGGTCCTGACTCCACGATCGTGGTGTCCTACTGCGGGCGGACCGCGCGGGTGGAGGACGCCTGGCACGGGACGGACACGACCTCCTCGGCCTACCGGGTGCTGCGGATCGCGGAGGAGTGCAGGGAACGGCTTGATGCGCAGTGGACGGAGATCCGGGTCGACGCGGTCGGTCTGGGAGCCGGTGTGGTCGACACGCTCAACGCCCGGTCGGTCCTGCTGAAGGAGCCGTGGTTCACCGTGTATGAGATGCACGGCTCGGCGGCGCCCCCGGCGGATCTCGGCGGTTCGGTGCACGGCTACGGCAACGCGCGTGCGTACTGGTACGACCAGTTGCGGCAGAACATCGGCAACCAGACGGTGAAGGTCGAGGAGCACCAGGGCATCAAGGACGATCTGGCGATCGTCTACTACACGATGAAGAACGGGCGGATGTTCATCATCTCCAAGGAGGAGATGCGGACCAAGCACGGCCGCAGCCCCGACTTCTCCGACGCCCTGGTGTACGCGACGGCGCCCGTCTTCGGCGGCATGGCGACCGGATCACTGCTGTCGGAGGATCCGGCGGACCTGGCCGAGGAGCCGGAGGAGGCGCACGATTTCCGCCGGGATTTGTCGATCTCGCCCTATTGACCGTTCATGCCCCACGTGTACGGGTATGACCCTAAGTAGACTGAATGGCATGACTCGTACCGAGGACAGCATGCCAGGGACGTTGTACGAGGCCCTGGCGGGACTCCGGGACCGGCTGGACGCACTGGAGTCCGCACTGGCTTCCCTGCGCCGCCAGCGGCCCCGCAACGGCGGCGGGAAACGGATCCACCCACTGAACGGCCCCCTGCGGGCCTGACCCGCAAAAGAGAAGAGCACCCCATGGAAACCTCCGGCTTCTGGCAGCGCACGCTGGACCGCGCGATCCTGCTGTTCATCCTTGCCGTCGTCTGCCTCAAGGTGGCCGACATCGTCAAGGCCATCTGTGTGGACTGGGGGCAGATCTTCACCGTCGCGGGGATCTTCGCCTTCGTCGCGGTGCTCCTCTCCGCTGTGCGCAACGCCCTCTCCGGGGACGACGACGATCTCCCCACGATCCTGGACCACGCTCCGGCAGAGGTCCGTTCCCCGAAGACCGGGAAGGGCGGCGGCAAGTAGTGTTTCCCGACACCCAGTCGGTGACGGTCGTCGGGTCCTTCACCGGGCCCGACGGTCTTCCGCTGTCCGGCTACGTCTACTACAGCGCCACCCAGGACCGGGTTCTGACCGGGGATCCGGGAGTGCTGGTCCGGTGCGAGGGCCGCATGGAGCTGTCCGAGACCGGCGACATCCGGGGCAAGTGGCTCAACCCGCATGCAGCCGGGCTCGTTCCCGGTGGCTGGGACTACAAGGTGATCGAGGCATTTCACGGCTGTGACACGAACCGGTACACGGTGACGATCCCCGAAGACGCGTCGCCTACCGAAGACCTGGATCTCAACACTCTGGCCCGGGTGACCTGAATCGCCTGATGTGGCGCGCTCTGTACCGCTTTTCTCCGGTTTACCCTGACAGAGAAGCCGGAGGGAGAAGCCGCCATGCCTGATGAGGACTATGTGTCCAGCCGGGACATCTTCAGCCTCGTGATGGCCATCGACGGCAAGGTCACGACCTTGATCGCGGAAGTCGAGCACCTCACCAAGCGTGCCGAGGAGGACCGGGAGGCGGCGGAGAAATCCGCCGGGGAACTGGCGTCCCTCAAGAACCGCTTCTACCTGCTGATGGCCTGCACGGTCGTCGTTTCTGCGGGGATTGCGAAGTGGACCGATCTGCTCGGGTTGTTCTCGAAATAGGGTTGTGTTCGTATTGGCCGGGCTTTGCGGGGTATTAACCTGTATGGCATGACACAGGTACCCGGGGACACCACCGCGCAGACCCTGCGGGCCATCGAGAACATGGACACCGAGCAGGCGACCGCACTCATCGAGACGCTGTCACTGAGGAACGAGACGCTGCTCGCCCAGCTCCAGGAGGCCGGTGAGTTCGGCACCGCGCAGCTTGCCCTGGAGGACATGGGCTGGCAGCCGCTGCTCGGCATCTCCGACGGAGCCAACTGCTTCAACCTGCGCAACCTTCACCAGATCAGTGAACTGTGCCGGGCTGTGGCCACCATCAACCCCCTGGTCGGCCGGGGCCTGGAAGTCCGCGCAGGGTACGTGTGGGGCCCCAGTGTCAAGATCGTGGCGGAGGAGTTCCTGCCCAAGCCCGGCCGCCCCCGGACCGTGAACACCACCCCGAGGCTCCCCGACGGCCTGGAGGACGTCCTCACCGGCGCACAGGCACAGTGGGAGATCGACCAGAGCGCGGCGTGCGACGGCAACCTCTTCTTCCTGGTCGACCGCAAGAACCAGACCGTGCAGCGCATTCCGCTGGAGAACGTCACCGACGGAGTCAGCCAGCGCGGCAACCGCGAGCGGCTCATGTACATCCGCCGCACCTGGGACGACTACGACCTGGAGCAGATTCCCATCAAGGTCGACCGGCTGCCCATCACCCGGCCGGGACCTGACCGGCGCGGCCTGGGAATGACCTGGGACCAGGCGACCACTCCGCAGAACGTCGTGACCGGCGCCTACCGGACGACCTGGTATCCGACGCAGTACGTGACCGGCCCGGTCCGCTCGTCCATCAACGGCGAAGAGGTCGACCGCAGCAAGATCATGATCCATGCCGCGTTCAACCGGAAGATCGGCTGGCGCTGGGGTGTGCCCGACGTGCTTCCGGCCGTGTGGTGGACCAAGGCGTACAAGGAGTTCCTGGAGAACTCGGCCATCTTGACCAAGGCGTACGCCCGGTTCGCGTGGAAGATCACCAATGACAAATCCCGCAACGTCAAGCGGACGGCCGCCGCTCTCGCCGCGACCCCTCAGCGCGACCCCGCCACCGGTGTTCCGATGCAGGTGGGTGCCTCCGCCGTACTGGGGGCGGGACAGGACCTCTCCGCCATTCAGCGCAATACCAGTGTGGACTTCGATGCCGGACGCCCTCTCGCCGCAATGATCGCCGCCTCCCTCGGTGTTCCTCTGCCTGCTCTGACCTGTGACCCCACCACGGGCACCCGGTCGGCCACACAGACCCTGGACACTTCCACGGTGCTGGTCATGAAGGCACGGCAGAAGACCATGGACGAGATCCTCAAGACCGTCTTCAAGGCGCTGGGGATCAAGGTCAAACTGCGCTGGCCGGAGATCAACGACGAACCGGTGCACCGCCGGGTGCAGGCCATCGACATGTCGGCCCGGCTCGGCGTGCTGCGGGCGACGGAGACCCGGGCGATGGTCATCGACGCGTGGGGCGACAAGTGGGACGACTTCGTCGCGGAGCCGCCGACCCTCAACGAACTCCCCTGGGCGATCCGGCCCAAGCCTGTGGTGCAGGCGCCGCGTCCGCCGGGTTCCCGCGCCCCGAGGAACGGTGCCGCAGCCCAGGCGGGGGCCACGGCGGACACCTCTTCCCCGCGCCTTCCGGACCCGATGAGCCGGGGCGATCACGAACTCAGGGACGAAGGAACTCAGGACCACACCCGGGAAGCCTGAGAAACACCTTGTATCCCTTGTGTCCGAATAGCCCGGGATTCAGGCTATGGTAGGGATTGATCGAATCATCTCGTAAAGGTGCGATGTGTCCACGACTGTCCTGGCTGAATCGGCAAGCCTCGCCGAAGCGGGTACCAAGGGCATCTGGCGTTCGCGGATCATCGCCGCCGACGTCCAGGGAAGCTCGGGGTATTACCCGGGCGATGTGCTGCGCCGTGACGGCGCCACCGCGTTCCCCGCCGGAACCCACGTCTACCTGGACCACCCCTCGTCTTCGGAAGAAGAGGACAGGCCGGAACGCAGTGTGCGCGATCTGGCCGGAGTCCTGATCGAGGACGCGAACTTCGAGGCCGGCCCGGATGGGTCAGGTCTTTTCGCGAAGGTGCAGTTCCTGCCTCACGTGAAAGACCTGGTCAAGTCCATTGCCAAGCACGTCGGCCTGTCCATCCGGGCGGCCGGAGAAATCGAAGAAACCCCAACCGGTCGTGTCGTCCAGAGCATCAAGCACGGGCTCAGTGTCGACGTCGTCACCCGCGCAGGAGCGGGAGGAAGGCTCATCACCATGACTGAGTCGACCAAGCCGGACTCCCCTCCGGCCGAGCAGGGCGCAACGCCCCTGGCAGAGGGAGCCGCGATTCCCTCGACCCTGGGCGGTGGTTCCCTGCTCAGCGAAGTCGCTTCCATGAAGGAAACGCTGTCGGACCGCGTCGAGCAGCTTTCCATCGAGGTCGCCCGCCTGGGCCACCAGCTCAAGGAGAGCCAGGCCCGCACCGCCCAGCGCGAGACCGAGGCGAAGGCCACCGCCGAGGCCGTGACGTTCCTCAAGGAGCGCCAGCAGGCCGCCGACGCCCTCGTGGCGGACACCAAGCAGGTCGGCCAGGTCGTCGGCACGCTGATGGAGGCCAAGCTCCCGCTGCCGTCGCTGGTGCGTCTCGCCCAGGCCTACGTGCCGGGCCAGGACCTCCAC